GGCGGCCTTGCCCAGGTCTCCCTGGAAGGTCGCGGTGTTTGCTACTAGGTCAACTGTTAGGGTTCCTACAACCGGCATTTGAATTACCTCACTACTTTTCTGGGCCGAAGCCCGGCGTTATTTCTTCGCTTTCATTTTGGCGATCTGCTCGCGTGCCCCATCCTCAAACACGGATAAACACTTGTCCTGGCACGCTTCCCACGCGCGGGCCATCCAATGCTGCGCGGGTTGGTCAAAGGTGCCAAACTCTTGGAAACTGCCCCAGAATGTTTCCTTATCCGGACCTATATTCACGGTGAGCGTGGTGCCCTCGCCGCCCCCGGAGAACCGGGTCTTGTAATCAATCCCGCCCTCCAGCCGCCCGGTCTCAACTGGGGCCGTGGCGTCCATAGCGTCTATCACCACTTCGGCGGCGGGCTTCGCCACATTCAAAAGGTACCGTTTGGCCGTGCGCACCGATTCCTGTGTCAGCATCTCGCTAAGCTCGGATAGGCCGTCAATTTTGATTTCCATAAGGGTTCCTTACTTGTTGCCCCAACCCTGGCGCTTGTGCGACCAAGCCCAGCTACTCGCACGGCTAAGCGCTTCGCCTTCAGTGTCAGCAAATACGCAGCCGGGGAATCCCCGCTTCCTCGCACACCAAACCGCTCCGTCGTACCACACTTTGAATTTCATGCGGACACCGAAGTCTGCTCGTAAGCCGGATAGGTCACCGGACCCACATCAAATAGTGTCTTGATCTTCGTAATGGTTCTTTGTACCCGCGTGCGACCATCCGCTTGCCGCGCTTCAGCCCAGGCGTCTTCAGCCACGATGAATGCGAAACTACAGCCGGACACGTCCCCACGATTCACAAATTGATACACGGATTCACCTATCGGTGTTTGCCGGTTCAATGCGTTTGTGAAACGCAGCCCACGAGAATCCTCGGTCATTCTGAGGGTGCCGTTCTCCGTGCGCCCTAGAACGTTGTCCTGGGCGTGATTGAATAGGCACCGAACGTCATTCCCGAGTACATCGGAAAACGCGCCGGGGGCAATGACTTCGACGATGCGGTACCCGGAGTCTTCGAACATCACATACTCTTCGTTGAACACGGCTGCATAGCCTGAAATCTGGTTCAGGCCGTTAGAAGTTCTTTTGCTCTGTTGGACCACGTGCACCGGGCTGTTTGTACTTCGGCGTTCTACCATGACGTTCCCCTCACTTTGAGATAGTAAGAAAGGGGGCCGGTTGCCCAGCCCCGCTTACCCAGTCACTTAGCTAGCGCTTACCCAGTCCCTTAGCTAGCGGGGTGGATAAGATACGAGAATGCAGCCGCTTGTAACAGCTTGCCATCCATGCGCGCAAACGCTTGATAAGCCCTCTGGTAGTTCGTCATGTATAGCTCCGAGAACCTAACAAATGTGAAGCCTAAAACGGAACGCACGGCGTAGTTGGCAAAATCACCGAAAACAACTGAAATGAGGCCCGCGCCGATTGCGGCCATGTCCTGATTCCAGTCGATTTTATGGCCGAGGATAGTATCCGGCTGTCCATCGGTGAGCGAAACAGCCCACTCCGGGCGGCCGTACTTGTCCTTCAATCTGCGCAGCGTGTCCCAAGTGGAACTTGCGGCACAGAAGGCACCACGTTCGCGGTAAGCCGGGTCAACCTTGGATATGAGGCTAACCAGATCGTCGGTACCGACCGTGTTCAGGTCGTTATCGGCGCTGTTTCCGCTGTTGGCAATTCCGCCCACGGCCAAAACAGATCGGCCGGTGGCAGCAACCAAGGCGGGGATCAGGCCGGTGATGGTGCCATAAGTTGCGGTACCATCTCCAACGGTGAACGCCTTGTTACTCGTGCGCCCCATGCGAATTGCAAACGCATCGGACAACAGACCCACGATGTCAAAAGCCGAGTCCTGTTCGAGCTGGACGGAGACTTTGACTTGCTTGGAAGACAACAGATTAGCGCCCAGCGTAACATTGCTGAGCACGGGATCTGCCGAGGTGGTGCCTGCGGCTTCTGCCAGCCATTCTGCTACGTTGGACGTGTCGTCCAGGTTGGGCCAGGGGAGCGGGTTGCCCGTGCTTGTGGTGATGGTTCGACACAGGCGTGTCATCCCGCCCCATGCTTTCAGTTTGATGATCAGTTCCGCTTCAAACCCTTGTGGGATGATTGTGGAACTGGCTGCGGCCAAGTCGCGTTGCTCGCCCAAGGCGCGAGCTTCGTCCATCTGCGCCGAAGTTCGACCAGTGCGAACGTAAGCCTCGAAATCATCCGCATAACTTTGCGTTGACCGCAAGGCTAAGAGCTGATCGAGCGGTTTGCCGCTGCGTTCGCCGGGGGTGTAAATGTTCGGGCGCTCGGCATTGCGAACCTCAGACAGTTCTTTTTGCAGTTTTGTGTTTCGTTCGTCGCGTTCGATAGCTGTGCGAAATGCTTCCTGTTGGTCGTCCAGCGCTTGCCAGCGCGCCACGGATTGTGGATCTGTGTTGTTTCCGATTTTCGCCATCTCCAGAGAGATGGAGTGCCTTTCTTGTCTCATTTGTTGGGAATCCATAAACGGTACTTCCTTCTGCCTGCCCGTAGGCGAGGCGGTGTTTTTGGGATTTTGTTGCCGAGTCGGGTCGCGGAATACCAGCACCCTCGGTGAACTGGTTGACCCGAGCAGCCTTCCCCATCGGAGAAGGAAACCGTTTGTCTCGCCCAGCGAGATGGGCACGAAGCCCTGGAAGTACGTTTCAGCGGTCGAAAACCTTAAAGGGACTTTTTGATTTCCGCCAACCGAGCGGCCCGGCTTCGCGGTGTAGCCGCGACTTCTTTTTGTGCCAAGTGCTTTTGAAAACGTTCCGCGATGCCATCCGGCATCACGAGTGGAACTTGCTCGGTCGATTCTTGCTTGTCCCTGTTGGGACGTGCCAGCTGGAATTTCACTGTTTTCATAATTTCTCCTTTCTGCGCGTTGAGGAGACGGCCCTACCATCCGGGTGGGGCCGTCCCCCGTGCGCATTAAACGGCGAGTTTCATGTGTGCGGTCGCTCGTAGCCGCCCTGTAAGACGGCGCACCGGCTAGAAAGGAACTTTCGGCCCCATCCCGTGCGCCCCGTCACAGCCGGTTTCGAATTTGGGGCCAAAACTTTTTTGGGTGGCCTCGCCTGGGACCACCCACCGTCCCCTCCCGATTACGAGGAGCGGTAAACTTTTATTGCGCCGGACGAATCGCAAAGGCGGTATGGCACCAAGGATGCCGGGGTGCCTCAATGCGATATGAGCGGACCACCGAGGCAAGTGTCTGGAAAACCCCTTTAACTTCCCACCCGATGCCCACCGTGTAAACCTCCAGCACCCAAGTACGTTGGTCCATAGCTTGCCTCCAAAATGCGATTCCTACCACGGAACCAAAATTTCAATCGAAATCGTCCCCGTAAAAATGTTCTAGCGCATCAACCGAACTGTGCAGCGCGATCAACGCTTCCTTTTGAACCTCAATCGCCGCCAGCTCTGCCCGCATATCAGACGCAACGGCCTGATTCCGCGTCACGCTCACTATCGGGGTAAAGGCGTGCACGTTCGCTGGCGTGGCGTCCTGACGGGTGTGGAGTGCTCGAATCGCCGCGACTGCGGCCTCTAGCTGCTGCTGGTTTGCCGCGCTCATGCGGAATAATCCCCCGGCTCACCGTGGAGCCGCCTAAGTCCGTCGGCAACGGCGAGGTCTAGGATTTTCGCGGCTGCGCGGCCTCTAACAAATGACTTGCTCCAAAATTCATAGTCCGATGTGGCTGGGTCCACGATGGCATAGACCAGACCAATAATTCTCGGTTCCGAAAGGCCCGCGATATTCTCGATCACCTTTGCCGCGTGAGCTGGGGAGTGATCCATCGGGTACAACTTCCCCGCCCGTCCCGCATCGGTAGACGCCACCACTAGAGCAACTTGGCAGCGGGCTTGCAATCCCCTTGTGGCGATCACGCTTTCCAGCCGCGTTAGCTCAGCCTGGGCCGCCGCTACGCCGCTCAAGATGGTGTGCTCAACCGGCGAGGGCCTGCCCACAACGAAGGCATGACGCAGGGTTTCAAAGGATGTCTCTTTCGTCTTCGGCACGTCTCGTCGCTTAATTGCCTTCAGCATTCCCACATTATGGGCTAAGCCTGTTTTGATGTCAAGCACTATTTTTGTCTAGCGCTACAATTAAATTGTACCTATTAAGTGTACCGGCGTTCTAAGCCCGTGGGCGCATCGCTGGGCCGTGTGCATCCGAGATACTTTGCTGGTTACGCAGAAGTTTTTACGCGAGCACCCGGAACACTGCCAACAGCCCCGCGACGGTCGCGCGCCTGTTGAACCACATGGGCACTTACAGCATGAGCACGGCTCGGCAGAGTGCATCTCCCATTTCCTATCAGGGACAATATGGAGCGTGCGAACTATCCAAGAATATCTCAGTATCTCCGCCCTTGTGGTGAAGCACGTAGGGGAGAACGGTGGGCCGTGCTCTCGCCGCTCTTGCTGTGCGGCCCTAAGTGCCTGATTCTGCGTAAAATTCTGGGAGTTATACCTCCCGTCCACCTTTGCTTGCGTTAGTTTGAGCCGATGTGGTACTGTTTCCGCCGCCAGGGAATAGCCCTTAAGTGCTGTAGTTTCGCCCGTAGCTCAATTGGATAGAGTGCATGGCTACGAACCATGAGGTTGGGAGTTCGATTCTCTCCGGGCGCACCATCCCACCTGCCGAAGGCGCTCTGGGCCGCTTCAGGCGTTAACTTGCATCGGCGTCGTCGAGCTAAATCAAAATGTTCGTGTCGTCCTATCGCTCATGCGATTGGTCTCGACTGGCTCGAATCACAGCGCCCATGTGAAACCCTCGATCGAGCAGCATCATGGCCTGCCGCTGCGCACGCTCGTATGCCGCTTCTTCGTCCCCCACGCGGATCTCAATTTGCTCGGCAACGAGACCACTGATGGAGGTACCGCGGCGAGCTGCGAGAGCTCTCAGCTTCTCGAACGTCTCCCGGGTCGGGCTTATTGTCACCGTCTGCTTGGACATATCTCGCGAACCTGGTAGCAGCCCGTGGTGAAAGTCGATTCCCAATGCCTAGCCCCTGAAGAGTTGTGCTTGAGAACTGGGTCGTCCCTCCGGGACTTGGATCGTTCCTTCCACTTTTCCCAGCGCTGAAGCGCTGGGCTAAGCTGGTTCGCCCCTACCGGGGCTGGATTAGGGATTCGCTCGACCACCCCTCGATGCGTGAAGTCAGTTCTCACGCACACTCTAAGGGGGCGTCTGATTTCCCGTAGAGACGGGGCAAGCCCCGTCGCTACAGGCGAAAGAACTTTCGGCATGGCTAAAGCGATGCCCTGATACGAAGCCCGAGTTTTTCCGCAGCCTGTGAAAGGCATGCCCTGATACGAACCGTTCTTGCACCACGGGTTGCTAGCCCTGCTTAAGCTTCAGCTTGCTCTTATTTTCTTCAATAAAAACCTTAAGATCGGGAACAGCGTCGAGCAGCTTCGTCCACTGTTCGTAGTAGAGCGTCACGGGAAATCGGCCCAGTCCGTACACGCTGACGCCGCCCTTCTCACTCACGCGGAACTCCATGGCGCCGCTTCTCTTTTTTGTCTCTACCTGCTTTTCCAGATCGGTCAGGCGAGCTTTCAACTCTTCGTAAGTTGGTTCTGTCATCAATGCACCTCGAATGATTCTTTTTTATCATAGGGTGGCAGCGCGCTTTCGTCGAGGCAGGCCTCCCCCGCTAGTGGAGGGACGGGCGTCTCGCCCGTCCAGCCGGGCGGGGACGCGCCCGGCTCTCCACTCAGAAGAACCGGCCCACCTGGAAGAAGAACTTCCGGTGCTGTTCATCTCCGATGCTCCCCCCAAAGAACATTGGTCCGAACAGCGTCTGGAACAGAACTCCGACCGTGGCGTCCTGCGCGACCTTCTTGGCGCTCAACGGTTGACCGTAAGCCTTTCCAGCCTCATACATCGTAAGCAGATATATATTCTGTTTCAACAGCGGCGAGATTTCCCGCAACTTGTAGAGGAAGGCCGGCTGCAGCAGAAAATACTGGTTCGTCAGCAACTCGTTCGTACCATAAGCTCCGAGGCGCAACGGGCCGCCGAGGCTGAAGGGCGGGAATCCGGTGTTCCTGGTCGAGAAAGCGGTGCCTCCCGATGCGAAGAGCAGTACGGACGACTTTTGGCTCGTCCGCGCCGCCAGCCCCAGACGCAGTTCCTCGGTCGGTACCACGTCGGGGGTTCCCGGGGCAGTGTCATAGAACTTAAAGGTCGACTCCAGGCGCGCTCCCCTGCGCGGAATCACCGGATCGTCAAAGCGTTCGAGCCGGTATCGTACTGACGTCATTCCGAACCGTCCGTGGACCGCGGGCGCCACTGGAATCCCCAGATCCTCGCTGACCTTCTGATATCCGACCTCGTATCCCACGCGCAGTTCCGCGCCTCGTCCCAATGTATAACCCAGGTCCAGGCCTCCGCTCATCACGCGGTTGCGGTACTCACCAAGAAGCTTGTTGCGCTGATACACGAAAAACGGGCTGCTGTCGGCGGTCCCATGCACGGCGACGAACCAGCCCGTATCGGACGTGAAGGGATGAAAGTATTCTGTTTTCAGGCCGTACTCGGAGCCCGCGATAAAATCGTTACGCCACTCCGACCCGAAACCACCGACATCAAGGAACGTGATGCGCCCTCCAACCTCGAATAGCACATTCTTGTAGTCCGACCCGTCAATGACCAATGCAGGATGCACCGTCGGCGGCGCGTAATCTTTTTCTTCGGCTTCGACCGCCAGCCCATGCTGCCCGTCCCGCTCCACGTCGCGATACCCTGCCCTGGCGAAGCGCCCCAGACCGGTGACGTTCATCATCTTCTCGTCCAGTTCATGAGGATCGATCGGTGTACCCGCCAAGTCGGACAGTTCGTGCTGAAGCCCCTTGAGCACGTCCCCTTTGGCGCCGGTGACTTCCACGAACTCCGGCACCGGCACGGGTCTGCGCTTCCCATCCCGTGTGGCCACGATCTGCCGCCACTCGTCCTCGTTGACCCGCAGACGGGAAAGTAGCGCGGTTTTCGCCTGGGCGGCTTTGTATCCTTCGGCCTCGATCTTGTCGAAAAGTTTGTAGTCGGTGGTATCGAATCGCTCCACGTCCGCCGTCAGCAGAATGTCCGCCTTCTCCATGCTGCGCAGCTCGTTGATGGCGATGCTCACGCTTGCAGAACGCTGCAACACGCCCACGGACGAGAGCGATGCCTTCGGATCTAATGGCGCCGTCTTCAAATGAACTGCGATCACAATGTCGGCGCCCATCTGCCGGGCTACGTCCACCGGCAAGTTATCCACCAGCCCGCCGTCAACCAGCACGCGGCTGCCATCGCGCACCGGAGTAAAAAATGCCGGAAATGACATCGAGGCCCGCATCGCTCTCGCCAGCGAGCCCTGGTCGAACACGTAGGGCTTTCCCGATACCAGATCGGTCGCCACACAACGGAATGGGATCGGCAACTCGTCAAAGCTCTTCATCTCCGAATAGGGCAACCCCACCCGGTCCAGAATTAGTCCCACCTGCTGTCCGGAATTAAAACCACTGGGAAACTGCGTGCCTTGCTTCAACCCGAATTCGAAGGCATTCGGATAGTCCCGCCGGTCTTCCTTTCGGCGGAACGACAGGTCGTTATAGGGCGTGACACCTCGCAGCACTTCGTTCCACTTGATGCTGCGGATCAACGTGTCGATCTGGTCGGGCGATTCTCCGGTGGCGTAGATTCCTCCGATCAGGGCACCCATGCTGGTGCCGGCAATCGCGTCCACCGGTATGCGGTTCTCCTCCAGCCACTTGATCACCCCGACGTGCGCCAACCCGAGCGCGCCACCGCCTTCGAGCACAAGGCCGATCCGCGGCCGTTGGCTGCCGGACGCCACTGCCGCGTTCTCAACTTCTGGTGGGACGACGCCGCCCGGAGTGTCCTGCGCCCACAGGCTCGACAAAAGCAGCACGCAAACCGCGAAGCTACAAAGTTTCATGGCATCTCCAAAGCAAGACGAAATCTAAAGATGCCACGTCAGCCTGAAAAAAAACAGGCCGGCGGTCGATAACCGCCAGCCTGTTTTGCGAAACTTCGCCGCGGCAACGCAGCACCGTCTTTGCTGAAACTGCCGCATTTTACTCCT